CAAAAAATACTGAAGACCTCGTAAAAGCAGAGTTTGAGGCTGTTGACAAAATATTAGCACAATCTGATCTAGCAACTAAAGAATTAGTGCCTTTAAAATCACTTGAAGACAAATTAAATACTTTTCTAAGAAAATATCAAGCACGGATTAAAGGCAACACTCCTGATGGATTGCAAATAGAAAACCTTGCAAGAATTTTATCTGGACAAGGCAAGATAGGAAAACAAGTCAAACTTAAGGGAAAAGTTAGTTTTGAACAACTTTATGACATAAGACAAGCTTTAAGTGATATAAGAATGGATGGCAGGACATCTGGCACTGTAAGAAGTATGTTAACTAATTCTTCAAGGACTGGTATTTTAGATAATGTTGATCAAATTTTTACAGACTTAGGTAGAGGTGGTATTACAAAAAAGTTTATTGCTGGTAGAACTGGTGGTGAAGAGAGACTAATTGATACCGATGCTTTTAATATACTTACAAGAGATTTAGGCACTGATCAAGTAGATGAAATTAAAAAAGCTGGCGAGTCTTTTGCATCGGCTAGAGCAAAGTTTTTTGAAGCAAAGTCTGCACAAGAAAAATTATTTGATAACGCAACAATTAAAAAATTTGAAGCCATTGCAAGACGAGAAGGTGCTGATGCTGTTGATACACCAACATCAATTAATATATTTAAAGATATAATAAAACCGAATAATGGCAGATTTGTTAAAAGAGCTTTAAATTATATTAAAGAATATGCTCCAGGTGATGTTAGTGGAGATGCTTTTGCCGAAAGATTTAGACAAAGAGCTTTAAATCAATTCTTAAAAGATGCTGTTGAGACATCAAACTTAAACTCTGTGTCAAAAGATTTTAACGGCACAGCTTTTGCGAACGCCATAAAAAACTTAGGTGATACAGGAGATGTATTATTTGGTGCACAAAAAAATGACATACTAAAATTAGCAGATGAGTTTGATGCAGTAAGTTTTAAAAACTTAAGTGCTGAAGATGCACTGACACAATTAGAGGGTCTTAACCCTAATGCAACTTTCTTAGATAATATGAAAGAATTGCAAAGAGTACAAAAGCAATTAGACGCACAAAAAGCAAATGAAATACAAAAGAAAGTATTAGCAGGTGAGTTTAAAGAGATAGGACCAATAGAAGCAGCAGAACTTCTTGTCAAACCTAATTCATCAGCTAGAGATCTTAAAGGCATTGTTGACTATTACAAAACAAACAATGTTGAAGGCTACAACAAAATTAAAAGTTACTACATTAATCGTATGATTGACGATTTTGGTGAGTCAGTTATGACTGATGGCAAAACACTTAATGCTTTTGCTGATAGACTATTAAGTCGTGCTAAGGACGGTAAACTACAGGTCGTGTTTGGTGAGCAGATGGGTAAAAGCATGGAAGAGTTTGCTAACATACTTAAATTCAATGCTAAATCCGCAGAGGGTGGTGATCTTGTTGCTGCTAATATAGCTGCTTCACCATTTCAAAATGTTGGTAAACTAATAAAGTTTTCGATACTTGGTCGTAAAATGTTATCTAAAGGATATTACGATGACATAGTAAAGCAATATAAAAATGAGGTTAGAGACCTAAGAACACCAAGAGAAAAAGCTATGGCATTAGGTAATATTATTGCACAAACATTATCACAGTTGCCAGGGCAAACAATACAAGAGGGTTTGAACGAGGCAGAAAAACAAACAGAAGCATTATTAGAAAGCACAGGTGTGACACAAAATTTATCACAACTTAGAGATCAGCTTGGTCCTGCTATCCAACAGACAAGATCCAGTGTAAATGAATTAAGGAATGTAGCTTCTGCACCAAATGTATCTCCTCCTGCACAAGGAACACAGTTAGCAGGAGTTGATATAACAAATCCAGCTAACGCATTGTCACTAGGTTTAAGTCCGCAAGATATGGCTATAGCACAAAGAACAAGAGGTACAGCATGAACGTAGAACAGCTAAGAGACACCCTGAAAGTTGATGAGGGTTGTGTAAATTCCATTTATTTGGACCACCTTAACCTACCTACGCTAGGAATCGGACACCTTATTAACGAGTGGGATGAGGAGTATGGCAAGCCAGTTGGTACACCAGTATCAGAAGAAAGAGTCAATCAATTATTTGACAAAGATGTCCAAGTAACTATAGAAGAGTGCGAACAATTATTCGGAAACTTTCAGGAGCTGCCTGAAGAAGTACAGCAGATCTTAGCCAATATGATGTTTAATCTTGGCAGACCGAGGTTGTCCAAATTTAGGAAACTTTGTAAAGCTGTGGCTGAGAGAAACTGGCAAGAATGTGCCGCCCAAATGCACGATTCGAAATGGAGAACACAAGTGCCAAATCGTGCTGAGAGATTAATCTCTCGTATGAAGGCTATTGATAGCACCTAATCCTAAGCTAGCAACTTTGTTTTTGTATTTACTATATTCCTCTTTATCAAACTCTCTATCTATCAATAAACCTAATTGTTGTCTTATATTTCTTCTTTGAAGATCACATATTTTATTTAATTTATCATAACTTTCCAAATCTATACCAACTGACTTGAATTTTGTTGTATCTGCCATTACACTAACTCCCATGTATATCCATAATAACAGAATTATAACCAGAAAAACCCGTAAACCCAACAAGTTTTTCGCAAAAAAAACTTTGTTTATGGGATTGAGTTTTGATTCAAAATGGGAGGCGGAGCGTTGGGGACAGTTAAAAGCAATGGAAAAAGCTGGTGTAGTTACACAATTAGAACGTCAAATAAAGTTTGAGCTTAAAATTAACGATATTAAAATTTGTAATTACATCGCTGACTTTAGATACTTGCTGCAACAAGAAGATAAGTCATTGGTTCTTATAGTAGAGGATGCTAAAGGCATACAAACACCTGAATTTAAATTAAAAAAGAAAATGATGAAAGCTATACATGGTATAGATATTCATCTTTCTTATAAAAATAAACGATAATTTCCAGGTATAATCATACTAGAGGGGGTCTTTACCCCCTCTGTATAAGCCTTATATCAAGAATTTTTTTACGCATCTTCTCAATGGTAGTGGCAAATCATCCTGATAAAGTAATTTTGCAATTACCATACCAGTTACGACCTTTGATTATAAATCTTTAGTCTTATTCGTTTTTCTGGACTAGTTTTATGATTATATAATCTTTCTATACATAAGATAAAATCATTACGACTGCCTTGATTCGTCAACTTGGAAGAATAATTTCTAAGTCGATTTTCAAAAATACTCCAAACAAAGTTTGGATCATTCATCACAGAAATCATGGCACGAATAAAAGTTCCTTTTTTATATTTATCAAAGTATTCACCGACCTTTAATATTGATTTTGCAATATCTTTACCTTTTTCAAGATCATGCACCACAAAGTGCCCCTCCCTAAATTGAGCATAATCATAAGAATCAAGATAACCTTTGCCGTTTAACATTGCCAAAGAGTCGGATACACTAAAATCATAAGTTCTAACAAACCACTCCAAGGTTACATAGTGCTTTGATCCTAACTTAAAATGAGACATCATGTACTCATTCATAGTCCACTTACGATTAACAGAATTTAACTTTCGTATATCCTGAAGTGTAAGACCCTCTTTAACTATATAGTGAACTGGTAAACCTAAAACTTTATAAGCCTCAAGTCTATGCTGACCATCACAAACTTCCATTTTTTCGTTGACGATTATAGGGATATTTAGATCTCTCTGATCTATTTGAGCAGATAAATCTTTAACATGCTTATTAACAACATCTCTATTACCAACTAAGAAAGTGAACTTTTCATAGTCAGACGTTATATGTATTTTATTTTTATTAATATTTTGCAATTTTTTCTCCATTAGCTGAAAATTGTCTTCATTTCTGCATCTTGCAATTTTTTAAGTTGCTCCTGCATTTTTCTTTTTTCTCGCCTGGCGTAGCGATAGTCTTTAGTCATTAAAGCAACAGTTGATGCTATTGATCTATTATCTTCCTTTGCAATCTTGACTAAATCCTCATACACGTTTCCATGAACATTTAGAGATTTAAATTTATTTTTCTCCTCTAACTCTTCAAGCTCATATATTGGCTCCATGTAATGACCATCTGGATCAGCATATTCTTGTCGAAAAGAATTATGTAATTTTTGTTGAGCTTCTGAAATAGTGAGTAAACCATTTTCAGCATCCTCAATAATTTTTCTCGACACCTGATCCCAATTTAATTTTGGTTCTTCAACCAGCCTTTTTCTTATTCTAGGCTTACGAAAAACCTTTTTTTCTTTACTCATTTTTTGCCTCCTTTTAAATAAAATAAGTAATGTTATGTATAATTACATAGTATTAAATATTAATAATGCAAGAAAAAAATAAAAAAAGATAGTTTTATTATTGACATTGTTGTAATGATGTCTATATTGAGTAATGCAAGTAGAAATTTAAACGAAAGTGAGGTTAGTATGGATATGAATTTCTATAACATGAATGATGCACAGCTTCTGGAGGCTAAGTTAACACTTAAGCGTCAGATGGATGAGCATAAAGCAAAGATGGAAGAGCTTAACAGTCTTTTGCAGGCTAGGTTTTTTTCTGTTGCTCGTGAAGAATTGCAGCGACAGGGTAAAGACTTCGGTACTACAACTGTATTCTCTGAACAAGAAGAGAAAGTTAAGGTCTCTATCAATAAAAAAGTAACGTGGGATCAACAACTACTTCGTCAAGCTTTTGATAATATGGATGTTGAAGATGCAAGGCATTATGCCAAGATCACTTATGGTGTTGAGGAGCGTAAGTATACAAATGCACCTCCTGGCATAATAGATCAACTTCAGCCTGCCAGAACTGTCGAGCAAGGCACAGTAAATATTGATCTAGTTCAAACAGAGGAGGCTTAAATGGCTTTGGAGATAATCACTGCCGAACAACGTATGGCAGAAAAGAGAGGTCATAAAATGGTCATCTGTGGTCAAAGTGGTGTGGGCAAGACAACTCTTGCCCGTACACTTGATCCTGATAAGACTTTATTTATTGACCTTGAGGCAGGTGATACTGCTATTAAGGATTTTCCTATTGATGTGATTAGACCTAAAACATGGCAAGAGTGTCGTGATTTTGTTTGTTATATCGGTGGAGTAAATCCATCTTTATCAAGAGAGCCGTATGACTCAATTCATTATGAACGAGTGATGCAAGAGTTTGGTGACAAGCTTGTCCAGATGAACAAGTATGATACTATTTTTGTTGATAGTATAACTGTTGCTGGTCGATTGTGTTTTCAATATTGCATGTCACATCCAGATAATATTATTGAAAGATCTGGTAAAGTTGATACTCGTGCCGCATATGGTATGCACGGTAGAGAGATGATGGGTTGGCTTACACATCTACAACACATTAGAGACAAGAATGTAATTTTAGTTGGCATACTTGATTCTAAGATAGATGAATATGGTCGCACTAATTATGAGTTGCAGATTGAAGGATCTAAAACTGCGAGAGAACTACCTGGCATTGTTGATGAAGTTATAACAATGACAGTAATGGGTGGAGCAGATAATGTAAAACCCTATAGAGCTTTCGTGTGTCAAACTCTTAATGAGTGGGGATACCCAGCTAAAGATAGATCTGGAAAGCTTGACGTAATGGAAGAGCCACATTTAGGTAGGCTTATCAACAAGCTTAACGGTCAGACAGATAAAAAGGACTTAAATTTTGTTAGTCCGCAATCACAACCAACACAGAAGGGAGAAGTACAGTGATTGATTTAAATAACATAAGTGGTGGTGGAGGCTCAGATTTCGAGTTGATTCCAGATGGCACAATTGCCAGAGCAATTATTACTATTAAACCTAATGCAGTTACAATGCCTGAGTTTAGTAATACTCCTATTTTTAGAGCATCACAAACTACTTCATCAAAGTGGCTTGAAGTAGAGTATACAATAATTGGTGGTCAGTTTGATAAACGTAAGTTTTGGACTAATCACTTTTTTGATGGTGATGCCAAAGATGATAATGGTGTATCCAAGTCAAGAAAGATTGGATTGCAATGGTTAAAAGCAGTTGTCGAAAGTCATAATAATATTTCGGCAATGGACGCTTCGCCAGAGGCTCAAGCAGTCAGACAAATAGATATGCAAAAAGGTGGAGTAGCTTCTATCAATGGCATGAATGTTTGTGTTAAAATTGGCATTGAGAAATCAAACGATCAACAATATGCTGATAAGAATAAATGCAGAATTATAATGACACAAGGTATGGAAGGTTACATACCAAGTGGTTCTGTAAATCCATCACCAATGGGGGGCGGCACTCCACCAGCAACCAATGGTGGCAACACTGTTCCAGATTGGGCAAAATAGTGATGGAAAGAATTGCAGGGGCTAACTGACCTTAGTCTACTTGCAACTCGCTTGGGTAGTGCGAGTGCCCTAAAACTACCCATCATTTATAGCCAGTGAGGGGTACATGATATTAAGACCATACCAAGAGATAGCAGTACAAGATGCTTCTGATGCACTTGACAAACACAAAAACACAATAGTTGTGGCACCAACTGGTGCTGGTAAAACAATTATGCTATCTGCTTTGATTGGCAAGCGATACTCTAAAGGCAAAAAGATTTTAGTCCTGCAACATCGAGATGAACTTGTTGGACAAAACACAAACAAATTTACTCGTGTTAACCCAAAAATAAGCACAAGTGTTGTAGACGCATCTGAAAAAAATTGGTCAGGCAACGCTGTTTTTAGCATGGTCCAGACCTTATCGAGACCGAACAATTTGGCTAATATGTCTAAAATCGACATGATGGTGATAGATGAAAGTCATCATGCAATAGCCGATACATATATGAGAATTATTAAAAAAGTCAAAGAAGCTAACGAGTCAGTTGAGATTGTTGGCTTTACGGCTACACCTAATCGTGGTGACAGAAAAGGGTTGAAAGATGTATTTAACAACTGCTCACATCAGATAGAAGTTGCTAGTTTGATACGAGAGGGTTTTCTTGTACCACCAAAAACATTTGTCATAGATGTAGGTGTCCAGCAAGATTTACAAAATGTTCGTAAAACTGTGTCAGATTTTGACATGGGGCAGGTCGAACAGATTATGAATAAACGAGCCATTAATGAAAAGATAGTTGAAGAATGGCAGGAAAAGGCAGGAAACAGAAAAACAGTTATATTTTGTAGCACAGTAATTCATGCACAAGACTTGTGTGATGAATATAGACGAGCACAAATCCGTGCTGAAATTGTGACAGGTGAAACACCATCAGACCAACGAAAGCAAATACTACATGATCTTGAGCATGGTGATGTGCAAGTTGTGGTCAATGTTGCAGTGTTAACAGAAGGCTTTGATGCACCACCTGTAAGTTGTATTGTGCTTACAAGACCGTGTTCGTATAAATCTACAATGGTGCAGATGATTGGTCGTGGACTACGAACAATAGATCCAGAAGCACACCCTGGCGTAATTAAAAAAGACTGCATAGTTTTAGATTTTGGTACAAGTGTTTTGACACACGGTTCACTTGATGAAGGTGTGGACCTAGATGGTAAAGATCAAATGCGACAAGGGACTGGACCAGAAAAGATATGTCCAAACTGTAAGTGCCTTATACCATTGAGTGTCCGTGTATGTCCTATGTGTGGGCATGAAATCGAAATGCAGGCAAAAGAATTACTAGAAACATTCAACATGACAGAAGTTGATCTTATAGATAGATCACCATTTAGATGGATAGATTTATTTAACAACGGCAGGTGCATGTCAGCCAGTGGTTTTAACGGGTTTGGTTTAGTTGCACATTTAGATGATCTATCCGTGGCGTTAGTTAAACGCACAAGAGGTAAACTTAGAGTTGTAGGTATCGGCACCAAAGAACAAGCTTTGGCTTCTGCTGATGATTTTCTGAGGCAAATAGAAGATAGTGATGGTGCTAAGAAAGGTAAACGCTGGTTAAATCAAGCTATGACGGAAAAACAAAGACAAGCATTAGCTAGGAAAAACAAAGTAGTTAGTCAGTTAGATCTTAGTTTTAGTAAATATAAGGCGGCTTGTTGGTTAAATTATTTGTGGAATAAACAAGAAATTGATGGCAAAGTTTTAGACTATTACGAAGGAGATGACAATGCAGCGTAGCGAAGCTTTACAAAAAGCAGAACAATTAATTAATGGTGCCAGGGCTAGGACGCACGGTGACGCAAAAGATACGCATGAATCAATAGCTAAAATAATGAATGTATTGTGGAGGCACAAACTCAAAGCAGAACTTACTTATGATGACATATATAAATTTTGCATAGTGCAAAAGCTTGTTAGAGACTCTCAAAATTCAAAGAATATGGACAATCCAATAGATGTAATAGGATATGCAGCTTTATGGGCAGAGGGTAAAAGTGGCAAAAGTTAATTTAGATTATGAGCTAAACATGATGTCTAAAGATAAAAACCATTATATATGCAAAGGTAGCATGGTGCTGCCATATTTTATTAGTGAGGCTGAGGATCATATTTTAGATCATTTTGATAAGTATATAGATCAAATTGTCCACGATAGTGGAGATGAACTCTTGGGAGGCACAATAGTGGTTGAATTTTTAGGAGTCAGTCATTGTTTTAATTTTATGGTAATAGAAGAAGGAGTAACAAAATGGACGAACTTAACAACGGGAACGGACACAGTGCATTAAAGGCATTGTCCGAACAATTTCAAAAAATAGGCTGGAATAAACAACTGGTGCATTTGACACAGGATGAAGCACTTGCCATAATCTCTGCAATTCAATCAGTCAGTGGAGATAATAATGGCGTTCTCGACCTTAATCCAAAGTCAACCTCTGAAGAGGATGAGATACCATTCTAACATGTTAAGCAAAGAAATAATAAAAATTATTGATGATTCTATCATTGACAAAGAAAAAGATAATAAACGTAGAACTTATTTAGGTGCATCGAGTCTAGGTGACTCATGTTCTCGTAAGATCCAGTATAGATACATGGGTACACCAGTTGACGAGGGTAGAAACTTCAATGCACAGACGCTGAGAATATTCCAGTTTGGTCACGAAATAGAATTTAGTATGGCTGGTTGGCTGCGTCAGGCTGGTTTTGATCTGCGTGTAGAAGATAAAAATGGCGAACAATTTGGTTTTAGTATAGCTGAAGGTGAGATCAAAGGTCACATTGACGGTGTAATTTGTTCGGGTCCATTGGATACATCTTACCCTATGTTATGGGAATGTAAGTCAGCTAATGATAGAAAATTCAAAGAGTTTCAAATAAAAGGCGTGACAATAGCAAATCCAGTTTATGCTGCACAGGTCGCACTATACCAGGCGTATATGAAGTTAACAGACAACCCATGCCTGTTTACTGTTCTTAATAAGAACACAAGCGAGATTTATTATGAGTTTATACCTTTTAACAAGGCTTTAGCACAAGAGGTGAGTGATAAGGCTGTATCAATACTTGAGGCAACAAAAGCAAATGAAATGTTACCTAGAATGGCACAATCTCGTGATTATTTTGCTTGTAAATATTGTGAGTTTCAAGACAGTTGTTGGAGTAATTAAATATGAGGACGAAGGTAGTCTCGCCCCCATATACTTCAGCCAATGAAGTGAGGTCAGTATAATGAACATAATAAAACTTGGCAATAAAAATAGAGACATGTCAGCCAATGAACTTGTCGATTTAATTAGCGAAAAAGTACCACCCAGTGTCCAAATAAGTGCACTAAAAGATACTTATCCACAAGGGGTTGTTCGGGGTGATGTATTTACAATTGGGTCATTAGACGGTGAAGCTGGTAAATCACTTAAAATAGATATAAATCCACGCTCACCTTACTTTATGAAGGGCTCAGACTTTAACGGATCACAGGGCATCGGAGGCATAGTTAAGATTTTGATGGAGGGCAGAGGTATGCGATTACCTGAAATCAAAGAATTGTTCGGAAACTATCTGGACAATACAGCTCCTCCACCAGTCGTTGAAAAAGAAATACCAGAAGAACTAAGCGTAACTTTTAAGCGTGCCATTGATGTAAATACGCCATTTGACTCCGAACATTTATACCTGTCAGTTGATGGTGAGATTCTGTGTCGTGTGAGAAGATACAATATAAAAGATGATAATGGCAATCCTATGATGGATAGTCATGGTAAAGCTAAGAAAGAGTTTAGACAATTTACAGACTCTCCTTACCCAAGGATACCAGATGTCAGACCTTTATATAACATACCAAATATAGCTGCATCGGAAAAAGTTATATGGGTTGAGGGCGAAAAGTGTGCAGATGCACTTAATGAGCTCGGATATACTGCAACTTGCACAATGGGAGGTGCAGGCATGTTATCCCGTAAGTCAGCCAGTCGTTTTGATTTTAGCCCATTACGAGATAAAGAGCTAATTATATGGGGCGATAACGATACGGCAGGACGTAAAGTTGCCGAGCTGGTTCAAGAACTAGCCTTAAATGCTGGTGCAAGATCGGTAACTACACTTACGCCACCAAGAGGTAAACCAGAGGGCTGGGATGCAGTCGATGCTATATCAGAGAACTTTGATGTCCAGCATTTTTTAAATACAACAGTTAAACATACTAAGCGTAATATAAACTTACTGGATGATAGCCTGCTGGTCAGTAGGTTCGAAGGGCAAGCACCCGAACAAAAGTTTTTAGTTGATGGTACATTTCCATTGGGCGTGCCTATAATTTTTTCAGCAGCAGGAGATGCTGGTAAAGGTATGATGACACTGGATTTAGCGATGAAAGTTGCATCAGGTCAGCCCTTAGCTGAGAGTTTTGGTAGTACAATAGGCGAGTTTGGCAATGTCGTGGTGTTCACGGCAGAGGACGATGAAGCAGAAATGCACAGGAGAATTGAACGCCTGGATACAAACAATTTACGATTTAATTACCAGCATGAGCTGCGTGTGGTGTCTTTGCCTAACGTAGGTGGTGTGTTTCCAATACTGCAAGAGACAAGAGATGGTTACAGGACCAGTGATGAATTTGATAAACTTTACGAACAAATGTTGCAAATGAATAACCTGAAGTTAATAATTTTTGATCCGTTGGCTTCGTTTGTTCATGCAGATGTGAACGCAGACCCAGCCGCAGGAGCAGCACTTACTGGCTTGTTAGCACAGATCGGAACTGAGACTGGTGCTTCAGTTGTTATGTGTCACCACATGACTAAAGTAAAAGATGATACAATTATTAATACGCCTGAGCAGGCAAGATTGCTTATTCGTGGTACGTCAGCATTAGTTGATGGTGTTAGATGTGCCTTTGCCCTGTGGCAAGTTGATGAAGCTACTGGTCGTAGACGGTGCATGGATATAGGCACAGAGTATGAGCGTAATAGATGTTTTGACGGGGCAGTTGTAAAAAGTAATGGTCCTGCCAATAGAAATATTAGACATTTTGTTAGAAATAGTTATTCTGGATTACTAGAAGATAAGACTGAAGAAATAAAGCGATTACATTCTGGTTCTAATCGTGAAATTAAGAAGGACGCTTTATTTTCTTGGATTGCAACCTGTGAAAGGGAGGGCAGAGCGTTGACACAACAGTCGGGAGCAGACGCTATTATTCAGCGATTACACTCTGATCGTGATGCACCAGCAGTCCTAAACAACTTAACGCAGCGTAGTATTGACGGAATTGTTCGGGAACTTATCCAAGAAGCAAGGATCGGGAAGTATTCATTTACTGCTTCGGGTGGTCGAAAATGGCTTGGAACCACAGATGGTGTGATGTCACAGGGCGAATACGAAGCGTCAACAGCCACAGATAATGTCTAAGAAGGGCAGATACTCAAAACAATCAAGACAGTATAATGATTTGCGTGCGTACACAAAAAAAATTATGGCAAAAAAAACGAAGCCAGATGAATCCGAACAATTATTCGAAGATGATCCCAGGGCAGCGAAAGAAGTTGAATATGGCAAGATCAGACGTAATCATACAAGTATGTGGACTCGAAGTAACATCACTGAATGTTAAAAAATATTTTTTATGCTTGACTACATATGCAATGATTGCTATCTCTTATTATATATAACTATCATAAGGAGCAAGTATATGAGTAGATATAAAGATAAGATGATAGGAATACATGCTGAATTTTTTTCCTATCTTAATGATGATAGCATGACAAACGAGCAAGCTATTGCAAAAATAAAAAAAGATCATGGTGAACATTGGGAAGAATATGTTCGTGATATTATAGCTGAAGAGGAGTGTGCACATGTCTCAATTAGTCAGACGTATTGATATGGCACTGCACATCCAGCAATTATGTGCAGAAAATCATATATCCGTCAGCTATCAATCACTTGATGCTGATGTCCCAAGTTACTATGCTAATGTTAGTAAAAAGCACATTCACATAAGACCAACTAAAAATACGGGTTATTATGTGTCAGCTTTACATGAGATTGGACACATACTTGGAGATAGTCAAACTTATAACAATACTGTGAAGGAGAGGGAAATTGGTGCGTGGATTTGGGCAATGCTTAATGCAAAAGTTTGGACAGATACGGCAGATCGTGTCATGTCCCAGGCTTTACAATCATATGATATCAGTGCTGAGGAGTGCAAGGAAATCCAACAAAGATGGAATCCCTGCCACAGAGACGATGAAGAACAAATCGCAGTTTAATAAAATTTTTATGAGAAACTTAATTGCTCATATCAACAATGCAACTCCCACAAGGGAGTTGTCTTTGTTTGAAAAGATATATGTGAAAGTAGCAAAATTATGTCGAAGATGATTGTATATATCTGTGTGGTTTGGATCACGGGTAGTCAGCATAGTGAAGGCATTACACGATGTTTACTACATCAGAGCCAAGTCAAATACGAAACTTTGGCTGATTGTAATGCAGATCGGGAATACTCCATAAACTTGTTAAGGCTTAGAATTAGACAAGAGTTTGGAGATGCACCAGAACAAATTATCATTCAGCCATCTTGTTTGGAGGAAACATAATGAAGTCTAAAAGCGATAAATGTTGTAACTGTAACGAGAAAATTGTTCGGGGTATGGCGTTTCCCTTGATGGAAAAAAGCCTGTGCATGAGTTGTTTTGTGCATTTTGGATTGGCACAAAAACTTGATATTAGCATGCTGCATTATCAGAATTGTTCGAAGTTACATTGCTTCACCTGTGAGCATGCGTTTATGAAAGCACTATGGGCACTGGACTATAAACAAACGCAAATGGGTAACTGGTACAGGCGTACCTGCGACCCAAAAATTGTTCGTATTTATGACGAATTACTTACCAACTTACCAACTTGCACGGTAAGTAGATTGGAGGGTAAGTTGTAAGTTGTTGTTTTTATTGGATAAAATTAAGTTACTTACCGAGGTTACGAAAGGCTTAGGTAAGTATTTTATGCCTTGTAAGTCATTGATTTTATTGAAACTTACCAACTTACCGTACTTCCCCCCCTATAGGGGGTATAGGGGGAGGGTAAGTAACCCCTCTCCCCCTACCCCAATAACTAAAATAAATGGAGCTAAAACGTAATGCCAAAAGTAGGTGAAAATTTACCAAAAGAACAAAGAGAAAAAGGTCTTAAACGATTAACGCAAAGACAACAAGACTTTCTTGATAATTTTATGCACAAGGATATGACGCAGACTAATGCCGCCAGGCAAGCTGGATACAGTAACCCGTCAGTAGACGCAGTTAGGTTGTTGCGTAATCCAGTAGTGCAGGAGCGATGGCAAGAAATGCAGGAGGAGAATCGGGCTCGATTCGGGGTCACTCTTGATAAGTCGCTTCGGGACCTGTTAAAGATCCGTAACGAAGCACTGGATCGGGAAAGATATGGCGAGGCTATTCGGGCTGAAGAACTACGCTTACGGGCTTCTGGAGTGCTTATAAACAAGTCCCATGTACTACATGAGAAAGTTGACAAGATGTCGAAGGAGGAAATATTGGCAGAACTTCAAGCTCTACAACAAAAAGCCGAGTCACGCATGAAGAGAGCCAATGTTTCCCATATACAACCAAAAAAGATAGGTAAAACTAGCTAAAAGTGGGATTATCGGGGTAAAAACTTGCTGTGTCGGCAGCCAAGGGGACCGAACAATTCCTACAGGCATCGGGATCGGGCTAGTGATCGGGCTGTTACCTGCTGCGGAACCGTATAATTGTTCGCAGTCAGGTGCAGGTACAGCATCGGGATCGGGAGGTCGCCTGGGCTGCGGGCTGTGTCTCATCGTACAATTGTTCGGATTCAGGCACAGCAGGTCAGGCTGCCCAGGGAGGATCGGGCTGAACGGGGATCGGGACTGGCTGCCTCCTGGTTGAATACGCACAATTGTTCGGAGTCGGTACCAGGCAGCAGGTGTACCAGGAGTCGCTGATGCAGCAGGTCTACGCCTGGGGTGTGAAAGCGTACAATTGTTCGTACTCACAGCAGCAGGTACAGCAGCGATACCAGGCATGAAAAAAAAAATAAAAAAAGTTGTTGACATTAATAATGTAATGATTACTATATATTATATTAATTCAGCCATAGGAGAAATAAAATTGGATTATAACAATATGAAAGAAGCTGTAATTAAGCAGCTTAACATGAGCGAAGAAGACACAAAGCAAACACTAAAAGACGTTATTAATGGAGGTGCTGCTGGTGGATTCTCAGGTTTTATTTATCATTACGAAACAGTTAAATTTGCCAAAGATAATATAAAAGCTATTTATGGCTATGCTAAAGAGCAAGCTCAGGATTTAGGCGAAGACGTTTACAAAATGATACAAGGGTTTAGTTGTCTAAAAGATATGAGCCCGTTAATATCAGAAATTGCCGACACCATACACGGTCACCCAGACAAGGCAACGGTTACCGATGGAATGGATACGCAGATACTCAACGCATTAGCTTGGTATGCTCTTGAGGAGGTAGCACATAGGGAGACCGAAGATGCTTAAACAAAATGAAAGAATTAATTGTTCATTATGCGGGGAAAAAAGTAATAACATTCATTCTGTTTATTTTGAAAAAAACGATGAAATTATTGATTATTGCGAAGACTGCGAGGAAATTTATATAGAGCAATTAAGCTGCGAAGACTAATCGGGGAATTGTTCGGGAAAATCGGGAGCGGGGCGACCTGCTGCCGATTTTTTTTGTCTAGGTTTTGGCTACAGGTATTATTGGTTACCTGCGGCAGCACCAGTCCGAACAATTGTTCGAAGTCGCAGCAGGTATCCTGTTGCCTGTAAAAAAATAAAAAAAAGTTTAATTACCTGTTGACATATTTGTAGTAATGATTACTATATATATAAACAGCCAAGGAGTATAAGATGGACTTTTTAGAAATAGTAATAACTGTAGCATTAGCAATTACCTTTTGGGCATTAGCTTGTGCAGTCGTAATAATAATACCATTTTAAGGAGGTAGGGATGGAAAAGATAAAAATACCTAAACCAACGTGGGTCGAATTATACGCACAAATTTCTGGATATGTTGATTCTAAGATAAGAAGCGTTGATAACTCAAGAACTGAAGAGGAATATCAAGAGGATTACATTGATATTGTTGATGACATTGAGGAAATTATTGAAACATTTTTTGAAAAACAATAGGAGGTAGTAATGAAAAAAATATACTTTGCATACGGTGCAAATACAAATAAAGAGGCTATGAAGCATAGGTGCCCTAACGCTAGGGCTATTGGGGCTGGACATTTAAATGACTTCAGACTCAAGTTTAACAATGTTGCGGATATTGATAAGTTTACTTATCCAGAAATTGAATCAGCTTGGTACAGTGAAGCCCCAGTGGTTATTTGGGAAATTACACC